TCCTAGATCTCGGTGTCGATAATCCCGTTTCAGCATGGACTGAAGGGAACTACAGCAAGGCTGCGGCGAGGATTAAAGAGGAATTGGGTCTTCCGGAGTTGCAGGAGAAATATGTCAAGATGGCTAATTCCTTGCAATCTTTTGGTGTTGCGCATAAACTCACAACTACACTTGCGGATACTTTGATTCAAGTGGCGGCGATGAATGCGTTCTTTGATGATGTCCAAAAGCGAGCTAAGTAAATGGATTACCCTGAAACACCACCATCCTTTAGAAACAGTAGTTACTGGGATACGTTACCTGGCGGAAACCCGGGGGGAATCATGCCCGGAAATCCTTCTCGACTCCCGGGAGAACCTATCGATTTTGAAGGAAATCGGAACAAGCAGTTTAAAAGGTGGATGACCACTCAACCTGAATGGAAAAAGAAGAAATGGAGAGAATCATCGGGAGGGACTCTTGGGTCTAGGGTTAGAAATTGGAAACGGACAGGAAAGCAGCAACAATCTCCAGCGCGGAGAGCTTTCGACGAGCATCAAGAATCAATGTATGATCGACTAAGAACACCAGTTCCAAATACTTATAACAGTGGCCTTGAACCACGTGGTAACCGTAATTTTGCATCAAGAAACCGACGCGGCGCATCTAGATCAGCTCCCCCTAGCTGGGGCGATCATCGAATCGAGCAAACAGTTCAGCGGTTACCTAATAGGGTTTCAGACTGGAATGCAAACGAATCTTCTGGGCGGAATCAGCGGTCATCAGCTCCCCGTCGAATTGCAGATCCCGTGAGACCTGACGCGGGTTCAGCAAATAGAAACCAACGACGTAGAGCGGGTAGAAATCGTAAAGCGGGTTCGGGCGACGGTCGTTACCTTAATAATGTTGGCAGAAGACCTAGACCAACTACTCAAAACCAGCAACAAAGTCAACCAACTGGTGTAGATGCCATTCTTGCCCTCCTCATGGATGGTGGACAACCCAACGTAGATGATTGGCTAAACGTTATCGCAGGATGGGAATAGAATGAGTTTCGGTAGAACCTTAGATCTTCTTAGAGGAATCTCTTCTAATAGACAAAGAAGCCAGCAGGCTCCTAAGTTTCCTAGGAGGCAGAATAGATCTAGTGGTTATACGTTTTACAATGACCCGGGTCCGGATGGAGTTTCCCGTGGCGGTGTATACCCAAGACCCCAAATGCAATACGGCACAAGAATGGGGGGATTACACTATTACGGAAAGAGTCCTCAAGGTAGAGGGATCTGGGCCAAAGATGGTAAGACTGCCGCTAAATATTTGAGCAGAAGCGCGTGGAGTCAAATGCCCGGTGGTGGTTGGATGTGGACTAATCCAACAATGACAGGCAGAAGAGGCAGGTAAAGTGGATGTGGATAGAGAAGGAAGGAAACCCCCTTTATCCTCTGCCTAAAGACTACTCTGACTTAACATCTGATGGGCAGAGGCAGGCAAGGGTAAACGCTTGTAAATTGTGGTCGACTAAAGGAAGAACCCCGAAGGAAATTGGGGAAGCCTTTGTTGCAGGAATGAGATTCTTTGATCTGTGGTATCTTTGCCCAGATCACTCAATTGATTTCGATCCACTCTTTTACGACGATGATCCCCTAGAAACTCCAACGTTCCACTACGACATCCAAAGGATGTGGGCAACATCTCAACGTAACATCGTTATTGCTCCTCGTGGATCCGCTAAAAGCTTTCTCGTCAGAAAGTCCTGTCTATTCAGGATGCTTTCTAGGCCAATGTTCTCCATCCTTTACGCAACCTCCACGAACGATAACGCAAAGGGAACCGGTCAAGCTCTGAAGGATCAGTTCCAGAACAACAGACGAATCTGGGATGATTGGTGTTCAGAGTTCCCAGACAACCGAATTGTTCCTCGTCGAGGTGAAGCACCATTCGGTACAGAGTTAATGCACCTTAAGAATGGTTCATGGCTACGTTGCATCTCAGCTGAGTCACGTCAGCGTGGTGGTCGTCCACGTCGTTACGTTTTGGATGACCCCGAGTATGATCCACGTGCATCTACTTCTATGTCTCTCATTAGAAAGTATATGGATGACCTCCTGTTTAAGGTGGTTCTTCCAATGGTTATGCGTTCTGGTTGTGGTGTTGATTGGTTGGCAACTTTCGTTTCCCGTCGTCACTATGCGTGGCACGCGCTACAAACAAAACAAGACAACGCAGGAATCAAAGTAGCCCAAGATCCTAGATTCAATCTTTGGTCTCGTATGATTGTAAGAGCAGCTTACGAACAAGATGATGGCTCCATCATTTCTTGTTGGCCCGATATGTGGCCTGCGACGAAAGCCGAAAAAGAAAAGATGGAGAACGGAGAGGACCGAGTATCCCTTGAAGAAATCAGGGAGATCATTGGTACTCCCAACTTCTTGGCTGAGTACATGGCGAGACCCGGAGAAGGTGAAGATATCTTCTTCCCAAATCTGGAGGAAGAAAGACACGGGTGGTGGTTGGAGAAAGTGGATGATGTGTTCGAAAAGAACCCAAGGGAATCATCTACCCAGATCTGTTGGTATGAAGACAAAGAACTAAGAAAGATGGAGATGCGTGACTTCTTAAAGAAGCTCCGACTCTTCATGACAGTCGATACCTCTTATACCGCCTCGAAAGATTCTGACTTCAAAGTGGCTTGTTTGATGGGCTGCAACTCTAACAATGAGCTCTTCGTACTTGATATGTGGAGCAAGCAATGTCAGGAGCAAGACCTAGTTAGAGAATGCTTTGCTATGGCAGACAGATGGAAGTGTCCAACTATCCACCCAGAAGTGATCAAGCAGGGCCTAAGCCTTTATTACAGTCTCGACTCCATCGTAAAGACCCGGGCTTCTGAGATGATTGGCACTTCTCACCTACCCGGTATCAAAAAGATGCACCCCGGTCAGCTTGAGAAGTCAGCAAAAATTGCTGCTCTTTCCCTTCGCTTTGAGCATGGGAAGATCAAGATGCCTCTGTGGAATAGACAGAAAGGTGAATGGAGAAGGCTTTTCGATCAAATCGAACAGTTCAACCCAGATGCTGCAGATGGTGGTCTCCAACACGATGACGAACTAGATTGCGTGGCTATGTCTCAGTTCGTACTAAAAGGGCGTTTGCAGTCTCACTTGGCACATCAAGATGAGGCAAAGACTCCTTTGGAAAAGATTCAAGCGGGGGCTTTTGAAGATGAAAACGGAACTCCGTATGCGCACATGATCGATTTGTCTAAGATCCCAGCCTCAGATATCATCGACCTAATCGACCTACAATCCCAAGGAGATGGCGGTGGACAGTCCAAACTTTGAAAACCAAGGGTTTGATCCCAAGCATTCAGCAGTTGTACCTTTAGCGTATTTAGATAAACTACTAAAGTGTTACTATGGAGCAGGTCCCCGAGACGGCGAAAACGTCCCGGTGGCTTTTACTCCTTCTTCCCCTGCTGTGGAGGTGCAAACACCTGTGGAGCAGGAGAAGGTGGATTTCAGAGAGGCCTTTGTACGGAGCTCCTATCCTTCTGGGTACGAACCTAAAGGAGCTGCAGCTAGACGATTGAAGGAAAAGAGGGCGGGAGAAAAAAAAGAAGCGGATGATTCCTAATGTCTGACAGAATTAAACTACCCAAAAATAAGGTGGCCCTTGCCAGAGTTATTGATCAGCACGCTGAAAGGGAGGAAGCGCGTCTTCAATACAGGCGAACCACGTGGCTTCTTTGTTGGTACTACCTCAACGGGGCTCGTCGGTTCGACGTATTCGACCCAGAGATGGGTACGATCCGCCCTCACTACCTAGATGAAGACGGAAATATGGAGTTCCAATCTCAGGAGCTCCTTTCTGCTATTGATAAAGTCTCTGCTCGTCTCGCTTCCATGGATGTCACCCCACTCGTAAGGAGAGAAGGAACAAGCCTCGAAGGAATGCGGGAGCGAAGTGTTTCCCAAATCCTTCTCGACTCGGTAGTCAATAAAGATCACGCCGATAGGATTGCCACCCAATTTGCCCACATATTTACTTCTCTCGGTTCTTGCGGCATTGCCGGACATATTGAGGACCATTCTAGTGTCGGGTTGGTTTCCGACATGGAAGTCATTCACCCCCGAGAGTTGTTCCCGTTCCCCTCACTGGGGACGGACTACACCAAAGCTCAAGGTTTGATGAGACAAAGATCTGTACCCCTCTCTTTCCTGAAGGAGAGATTCGGATCCAAGGTAACCAGAAATCTTGACAAGCTTGAGTACTGGGAACAAAGAATCGGTGAAGGACTCAGAGACGAAGCAGATCTCGAATTTGGAACCGGTCAAGTTGAGTACCAAGACGACACAAGCCTTCCGGGCTCAGGATCGGAAAGCGGTGAGCCCGAGTCAATGGGTGTCGCTAAGATCCGAGAGGTGTGGATTTACGGTGCGGGTGAATTGGTCGAGAGATACATCGTTACCTCAGGTGACTACGTATTGCTCGATGAGTCCTACGAAGGTCTTGAAGTGTACTGCCCCATCGGATTTGCCCGCTTCATGGAGAACGGAACGTTCCACGGATGCGGACTTTTCGACCTACTCTTCTCCATCTCTAGGGAAATGGAACGTCTCCTTAAGTCTCTCTTCAACAATATTAGAGATATAGATAGGTACGGTGTTCTTGTTCTTCCTCAGGGACAGTTCAACGAAAGAGCCCTCCTCCGAGATGTCGGTAAGGGTCTTCGGGTTCTACCCTACGATCCAGATCCGGTTTCGGAAGGTTTCCGTCCGTTCTCAATCCAACCCCACAATACCGGTGACATTCCCGGGAAGATTGCTGGTCTAGCCAAGCAACTCATGGATGGAATCAACCCAGTGAGGGATTTGATCGAAGAGAAGGGTCGAATCGACTCGGCTTCTGGTTTGAACTTCCTTGATGAAGAGATCAACAAATCGATGACCACCCCCACTCGAGGGATGGAGAGAGCTTTCGGTCAGTGCTACAGGGCTACACTTTCTGCGCTTTCAAGAGCAGTTGCTTTCCAACCCAGAAGTATTCCCGTAAACAAACTCTCCCTAGACCTAGCTGGGGCAATCATCGATCCCAAAACAGGTACGGTTTCCTTCGAGAATAACCCCGTCCCATCCCTAACCAACCTCCGCTTGGGGATTAAGGAAATAAACCCGAAGTCCGTATCTGCTAGAAAACAGGAAGCAGTCGAGCTCCTTCAAATGGGACTTTCAGACCCAGATACCTTCAAACTCTACGCTTTGAGGGAGGGAATCGACTTTGCTCTTTGGATGGAAGAAGAGCAATCAGCTTATGAGGCAGTAGTTCGAAACTGCCTAATCCTTTACGGGAACGGTGAAGAGTCTGGTGAAATCGTACTCACCCCTCACACCGCAAAGCCTGAATTCCAATTGAGAGTTCTCACTGCATTCTTGGCTTCCCCTACGATGCAGTTTGCAAGTCCTGAGGTTCAGGACGAATTTATGAAGTATCGTCAGTTCTTGTTCCACTCCATGGGTATGACTCTCCCAGAGTCAGTACCGAATCCTGATGACATGGCCATGCTTGTTCAGTCCGAGCGAGCAGCCATGCAAAGGGAGGCCGAGTTGGCACAAAGAGAAGAAGAACTTATGATGCAAGAACAAGGCCCTATTCCGTTTAACCAAAGTGAAGGAGCAGCTTGATGTCAGAAGAACTTACCCCGGATCACGTCGCTACTGAAAGTGCGCCCACTGAGGCACCACCAGCTCAGGATCCAACCCCTCAATCCATGAATATGGACTCGACCGTTCGAGTGGGGGGAGAAGATTACAGTGTTGCCGATCTTGTAGATATGGCAAAAAGAGGAGCGCAAGCCGAGGAGTATAGTTCTCATGCTTCAGTGCTTATGCGTCCAGATGCATCGGATTCTGAGAAAGAAACTTCTATTCGATACTTGATGGATAGAGAAGGATATACCCCAGAGCAAATCGAGGATTACGTGGCAAATCTAAATAACAACCAAGCACAGGACAATCAGGGACAAAACGAAGGTCCAGATCCATTTGAGCAATACCAGCGTCAAATGGAATCTCGAATGAATAAGCTTGAAGAGAAGCAAAGCAAGGTTGGGATTGATTTCCTCCGCTCTCGCTTGGGCGAAACGGTTTCTAAAGCGATGCAAGAAAACTCTCAGATCCAGACTCTTCTTAATAAGAGCAGGGAACTTAACGGGGACGAGGGATTTGCAGATCGAGAAAAGAATATCAAAGCACAGCTTGAAGCTCAGATCATTGATAACCTGAGGACCCGAAAGGGCCGTGGAGAAACTTTTAATGTTTCTTGGTTTAATGATGAAGCGAATAGCGCTGCCGATACAATCTATAACAGAATTCGGTCGGTAATCGGTGATCCCGACAAAATCGGGCGTTCACCGGAAACAGCATCGGAAACTGAAATGTTGTTCTCAAATACTAAGCCCGTTGCGGAGCCTACGTATGAGAAGGGCGATACGGTTGGATCAGTCGACACCAAGGTGCGCGACTGGAACACCGACGCATTGTCCCGACTTGCCGTAGACCTCAATACGGGTGATGAAACTAAAGCATAAACAGGAGTCTATAAATGACTTTCGCACCCACTGGTGCTCTGTTTGACAAGCACTCTGACCGAATCGAAGAGGTCATCAATAAGAACATTGATGTCTTCCTTCCCGGTCTTGACCCCGTGTGGCGTGACACTGTTGTTACCTCACAAGGCGTTGGTCCTGCTGACGCTATCGGTCGAGACATGAAGATCCTCAAGGTCTTCATGGGTTCGATGGCAGGTGTACTCGAACAGGGTAAACCTCGAAATGACGTGGCTCTCTATGGCGATGACACCGATGATCTTGGCACTCGCATGTACTTGCAGAACCTGAATCAGACGTGGCCAGATCCATTGGAAGGCCCAAACCCAGCACCGTACCGTCTCGGTATCGGTATGCGTTCAATGATGTCCAACATTATGTTCACCCTCGGTGAGCTTCAGGCAGAAGCGGTCCCAGCCTTCATTGGTCAGGTCGTTGCTCCTAAGTTGGAAGGTTTCGCGAAGAATATCGCGCACACCCTCTGCAACTACTGGTACGTCAATCAGAACGATTCTTACAAGCTTGGCACCGTTGCTACGGTTACCCAGACTGATGGCACCGCCATTGACGGTTCCGAGACTGAAGTTCGCGTAACTGTTGATGAACTCGCTTATGACCGATTCTATGTTGGCCAGCGTATCGACATCCTCGATAGCGCTGCTAACTATCGTCATAACGATACGGCTGCTAACGGTTCACAGACTTCAGCAACTCGTCTGAAGGTCTTCGTTTCCAAGATTGATGAGCTCAAGGGCTATGTCTATCTGGTCTCGAACACGACCGCTTTCCAC